ATGGCTACCTCTAAAGATCCCGTGCGCCTGCGTCGGCGCACCACCCCCTCGGGGCGCATATCGCTATACCTCGACATCTACCACGAGGGGTCGCGGCGATATGAGTACCTAAAGCTCTATCTCGTCGCCGAGCGCACACGAGCCGACAAAGAAACCAACCGCGAGACGTTACAACTCGCCGAGGCTATCCGAGCGAAGCGACTACTCGAACTACGTAACGGCGTCTACGGCTTCGCCACGGCAAAGCCCAAGGCGCGCTTCTTCGACTACTACTGCTCACTCGTCGAGCAACGCCACGGCGACGAGAGCAAGGGCAACTGGAACAACTGGCGCTCGGCGCTTCACCATCTGCGCCAGTACGAACGACGGGAGAGTATAAAACTCCACGAGATTACGCCCGACTGGGTGCTGGGCTTCCGTGAGTTCCTCCGCCACGACGCCCGCGCGTGGTCGGGGAATTTTCGCAAGCGCATAGATGACAAACCCCTCGCAGTTAACAGCCAAGTATCGTACTTCAACAAGCTCCGCGCGTGCCTTCGCCAAGCCCACGAGGAGGGGCTGATAACGAGCAACCCTGCTAAGGCCGTCGACGGCATAAAGGAGGAGGAGGGAACACGAATGTACCTCACCATCGACGAGGTGCGCCTGCTGGCACAGACTGAGTGCGCCTATCCAGGAATTAAGGCCGCGTTCCTCTTCTCGTGCCTCACGGGCTTGCGTCGCTCGGACATAACGCGTCTAACATGGGCGGATGTCCACACGCACGGCGATTACACACGTATCATCTTTCGGCAAAAGAAGACGCGGGGGCAGGAGTACCTCGACATCACGCCCGAGGCCGTCGAGCTAATGGGGGATCGTGGACGCCCCGAAGCGCTCGTCTTCCCAGACGTCCACACGGCGAACTGCACGAACAACGCCATACGCCTATGGGTGGCACGTGCAGGCATAGCAAAAGATATCACCTTCCACTGCGCCCGCCACACATTTGCGACGATGATGCTCGACCTCGGTACTGATATTTACACCGTGAGCAAGCTCCTCGGGCATCGCTTCCTATCGACGACACAGATATACGCAAAGGTCTTAGATAAGAGCAAACAGGAGGCCGTGTCGTCGATACCCTCTATCCTCGGGGGAGAGTGACGTATCTTTGCACTTAGATGTTGCTCCAGTTGTTGCACATCTGCTAGATTTGATAGGGGAGGCGCCGTCGTGTGCTACCCCTGTCTCTTTCCGATTCACGAATAAACCATTTCGTTAATACCAGCGATATTGTAAAGATCAAGGCCTCGACGCTATTCACGCCGAGGCCTCTCTCTCACATCTATATACCTTCTAAAACCCCGCGCTTAGGCGCTCCCGCGCATCCGCCGCTATATCTGTTTAATGAAGAAACAGAACAAAGGTAAGCATACTTTTCTATTTAACCAAATGGTTAAATTCACCCGTACAGTGTCACTATATAAGCCCCCGCAGTAGCGGTAGCCACATCCTGCGGGTCTTGGCACCCACATAGCCGAGGACTGCCACGGCGAGCACCCAAAAGCCTGCTATCTGTCGCTTCTGCCACTTGCCGAGGGGCTTCTCTACCTCCTTCGTTACCTCTTTTTTGACCTCTCGGTCTCGGTAAACTATACTATCTCGATAAACAATGGGGGTCTCCGTCTCTATCGGTCGTATCCCCGCCTTAGTCTCTAGGCTGTGCCGTAGCGTGCCGTCTCGGTAGACGTGCGCCGTGCTGACCGCCCAATCGTTCTCGAGCCTACTCGTACTGTCCTTGACTTGTGCTACTGCAACCTGCTGGGGCACGTGTATACGCACCGTGTCACGTTTGTAGACTGTCCGCTCTACGACCTTGGTGTAGACGCTGTCACGCCTCACCTCGCTCTGGCTGGGGAGCGTCTTCCGCCGTGCCCCACAGCCAATCAAGATGAGCGTTAAGATGAGTATGACGCCAGCAAGCACGCACCACCTCACTATATCTTCTCTCTTCGCTTTCATAGCTTTGATGTTTTATTTCCTTGTGGAGAGGGTAGGCTACTTGCCTACCCCGCCTAGCTTCTCCCGCACCTTGTCCACGAAGTCTGCGCCACTACCTCCAGCTCCTCCCTCACTCGGGGGAACGGGCTTATGGTCTGGCTCCTTCGGAGACTCCTTGGGCGGTAACCCGTAGAACTCGGGATGCCACTCCCTATCTAGGGCGTAGGCTTCGGCTTCATCCATGATCTCATACAGATGTGCGTCTTCCTTGGGCGTTCGCACGAGTCGCCCGATAGTCTTGCGCACACGGCTAACTACCATCTTCCCCTCGGGGGCTTTGATTCTTACTGACTTTCCCATAACGATAAGATTAAAAACGTTAAACTATCTGTAGTTTAGACTCCATCCCTTTGCGCTAGCTATCTCTCCGAGCTTGACCATCTCATCCTCGTGGTCGTCTACTAGCTTCTGAGGAAGGTAGATGGTCTTCCCTGTTACCGTGCGAGCCTCGTTGATGAGGTAGCGAGCACTCTCGAGGGAAAGATTGGGTGGCTCGAAGAACACAAGATCTCTAGAGATACCCTTTATCCTAATTTCTCTAAGATTGATACACCCCGATATGATGTTTGAGACATTAGCCCCATCAGATAGGTGTATAACCCCATTGACCTCTTCCAAGCTAGAGCACCCGCTAAACATGTGTTGGGCGTCTGAAATGAGGCCTCCACTGAAGGAGAGGGTCACCCGTGTAAGACTGGGGCATTGATGAAACAGGGCAAAGACATTGGACACTCTGGGAGCATCACCGAGTGAGACTGTCTTTAGAGAGGAGCACTGTGAGAAGGCAAGGTAGAGGATAGTAACTTGTGGCATATCTCCAATCTCTACAGCTTCCAATGCAGTAGCCGTTTGTGCTATCTGTTTGGCGCTGGTTAGATTGGGCATATCTGGAAGCACGAGCTTTTTGATCATTTTGCTCTCATTGATGAAACTCTCCATATTCACTGCTCGCTCAAGACCCTCTATTGGGGGTATCTGAATGAGGTTGGGACATCTCCCTAGGAACCATGTTAGGTTGGGGTTGGAATACCCGTCATCAATCCTTAGTGGTGGTAGAGCTTCGTCTATCCACTGGTAGAACTGCATTGACTTGAAGATCTTGAGGGGAGCTGCCCGATTCAGCCCTCTGATCTTTTCTGGGAAGCTGGAAAATCCATCGTCTTCTCCCACTTCTGCACCAGACTCTACCAGAGCCTTCTTTATCTCATCCTTGTCACGTGCAAGTGCTAGCAGTTCATCTGCTACAGCTTTTGGCGTATTCATCGCTTTGTACCTCTTAGTTTCTTCAATGTTTCCAGCATGATGAGCCAACCATTGCTAGCCCACTCTTCCTCTGTCATTTTCGGTTCATCCTTTGTTGTGTCTAAGTAGCTTTGGTAGGCACTCTTCCCCGTCGCCAGCTGGGCGATAGCGACCGATATATCGGCATTTGCTTTACCAACATCTGCTCCTTCTGATACCACTTGGCAAAGCTCGGAGAGGAGCGTCACATCTCGGTATCCGTCCGTAAAGCGGGCGTCCGCCTCTCGAATCCTTAGACCAAGCCGATACAGCCCAAGCCCCATCCTCTGGGTTAGTTCTTTTGTGACCTCCAACTTGAGGAGCTTACCATCTATATTGGTTGCTACTACCTCCGATTCCCCGAACTCATTACGTATCTCCGCCTCAATGCTTGCCAGCATCCGAGGGTCTATCACATCTTTTTCTTCTGGGGCTTGGCTCATGCCGAGGCTTCCATTGCGACGGAAAAGCACAACTGAGAAGATGGTATCCGCGCCTATCCGAACGCTCGGTGTTTTACCCTTCGTTTTGTTACAACATCCCATATTATCTGCATTTGAGAAAAATCGGAATTCCCGATTTTGCAATTCTTGCACCAGCTGCGGGTAAAGGTATTTACCTATGTACCTAATAGTTCGGTTATAGCTATGGCAAATGCCTCTACCCTGCTAGTGCAAATCTTATCACCCAATAATCACGTAGTGCCTGCCGTCATAGCGCATTACCTTTCCTCGGGGCTTACCTCCCTCGGCGGCGACAGATACATGTACCCATCTTCCCCTTCCCTTGGGGCGTTCGTCGATGAGCTGGTCGAAACCTCCTAGCTTGCGGATAACGCCAAAGAGCCTATCTAGGTCTGGCACCACTAGGTCAGCGGCGAGACCAAGCTTGTGCTGGCTGGAGGGTGATCCACCAACTAGCGAATTGAGTCGAGGGGAGCGATACCCCGAGGACACCCGTATAGGCTTACCGTATGCCTCCCGTATGAGGTCTAGGTAGTCCATCAGGCGGTGCAGGTTAGGCAGTAGCTCTACGGGCGGAGTGTTATCTATTGGAGTCGGCTTGTGCGTCTCTGCTGTCTGGCTACGCACCAACTCTGGCATAGTAAAGTACTTATGATCAGTATTCATCACCTATCTGTTTTGGTTGTCTCGTATCTCGCTAAGGAGCTGACGCAACTCCTTGACATCGTCGCCCGAAATCTCTGCTGATAGGTCTTTAGCCGTCTGCCTAAACCTTCGTAAGCTCTTCACCACGTTATCCTGGTCTCGTTTAGGGCTGTTCTCCCAGATGGATAGAGCCTCGTTGAAAATGAATATCACCGTGATTAGCATTGAGGCGTAAGGCACCTCAGAAATACGGAACAACCGCCACACATCCGTCACAAGCAGGAGCGCGTCTAGGAAGCCTACGGCAAACAAGACATTGTAGTACGTGCCTAGCTTTGCGATGGTTCGCTTGATACCCCAGCTATTGAGCTTGGGCGACAGCTTCTTTGCCACCTCGTCTACACTCCCCGACTCTCGCCCCTCCTCGATAGCCTTCACTGCCAGCTCGTGGGCGAAACGCTTGTCCCTTCGGATAGCACTCCGCACGTCGATGGCGCACACGATGAGGATAGAGACGAAGCAGAGCAGGATGACAACTGCCCCGAGCGTGAACTCTCCCTTGTTGAATTGGCTAAAATCTAAGTAGCCGTGAATTTCAGTTAAAGTCATAAATAGTTAAGTTGGTTTGGTTATATAATCTACTCCTTGTAGTTTGCGCCTATGATGAGCACGGAGAAGGGCACATAGTTGCTTTTGTCGTTGCCTGCTCCTGTGACTACATTGAACGAGTTTTCTCCCTTGAACTCTACTCTAGCCATTACATCGTTGTTGGGTTCATAGCCCGTTTTGTATATCGGACACACCTGCACGGTGTAATTCGACCTACCTAGGTTGTGTTTGATCTTATATTGCCCAACTCCCACACGCTCGCAATAGATACCATTTGGGAAGAGAGCCCCAAAGCTATCCTCCGACCATACGTTACCTCCGTTGTGGTCGGATGGCCAAAAGTCGCCCGAGAAGAGCAAGCCTGGAATGTCTATTTTACCACGGATCGTCAGGAACGGGTATTGTCCATTGGTGCTATTAAGGAGGTAGAACAGCTGCTTATGCCCGTAGAAGGCGCTGAGACCGAACTTGCCAAACACGACCTCCCGCACGTTTTCATTGCGACCAGATACCTTGTACTTGAGCGTAAACGGCTGGCTCGTAAACGTGGTTACGGCAGGAGCACCAGCGTACCCATTTCCACCATCAGCAAGTACCGTGCTAACGTTGGCGACCAAGCTGAACACGTACAGACCAGCCGAGAGTCCCCTCTTGCTAGTTTGCATGGAGTAGTTAATCTGGCTTGGCATATACCCCTGCATTGCACCGCTTCGGAGGAACTCCGTAAACTCGTACACCACGACATCCCGACTATCGGTGATACGAAGATTGATAGTGGCGTAGGAGGTGATCTTGTGGTACTGAGAATTCTCGTGGCGTACGGAGATGTTCCAAGGTATCTCAAACTGGATCATCGAGCCGTCGTTTTGCACGTTGAAGCCAACACGGAAGATCTCCACCTGCCTAATCTCCTTATCGAATGAGTTCTGCGTGAACTCTACCCGCTGCACGCTCTTTGTGCTTGCACTGTCTTGGAAGGAGCTGCTTAACAAGTCCTTGAGCGGTGTTTGAGCACCCCCTATACGGACGTCGTCACGACCGCCCTCCTCACCCTTGAAGACAACAACACTACCTCCCTCTTCAATGTGCATATTGCCTATATGCCCAGTTCCGTCGTGGTTGATTTCAGTGACAGCCTTCTCCGCTGGCTTGCCAAACTCGGTGACACCAGCTGCAAAGGCGGGCTTTGCCATGTCTCCTGCAAGGTACGAGCGGACGATGCCTTTTGAGTCCTTTGCGCCTATTAAGCTGGCAAGGAGGAGGCCTCCGAGGATGTCCGTTGAGCCGTCGGCGATTGCCTTGTGCAGGTAGTCGTTGTGGTGGTAGGGATGCTCGCTTCCGTCTGGGTGGATAAATCGTATCATCTTTGAGGCGATAATGCCACTCACGAGGTCGAAGTACGCACTACCATCGGGCGTCGCTATCTTCTCCGTGCGAATCTGACCAGGCAGAATCTCGGTGAAGCCGTAAACGGTCGAGAATGACCGCTCACCGTCGGCCTCGGCGCTAAGAAGCCCCAGAAGCAGCCAGTATGCACCAGCCTCGCTATCTACCCGTCGTGCTCTTTCCTCTAGTCGGAATGTTCCGTTCGTTCCGTTGGCATCTACCCGTGCATACACATAGTAGCTTTTCTCGGGGGAGTCAAGACGTGCCGAAGTTAGCGCTTGAATATCCCAATACTTGTACTCGCTTGGTGCGTGGCTTGCGCTTAGCGTTTTGATACCCATCGTTAGGTGCTGTATTGTACCAGCTGGTAGTACGAGCTGTCGCGTCGCCTTGTTGTAGACAACCTTATGTTCCACCTTTTTAGGCGCGGTACGGTTGTCGACGAACCGAAACTGCAGACTCTCGTCACCGACGAGCAGTTGCATGGTCTGCACAACAATAGGCGTGATCTTACCTGTGAAACCGTCGAGTGCTGCCTCGATGAGTGCAACGGCCGTCTCCTTAGCGTCACGAAACCTCCGCTTAGTGAACTGTATCGCGTCTTTGTGGTACTCCTCGACGATTGCCTCGTCGTCCTTGATTTTTTGCAGACCTCCCGAAAAGCTCGTCGAGGCTACGTCGTTAGACAGCTCTAGGATAGGCGAATGCGGTGCATTGACGAAGTCTTTAATCCCAAGAATGCGTAGTAGTACGCCGTCGCGAGCAAAGCTGTCATCACGGAAGGAGACGTAACCGCCGAGTATGAGGCGACCGCCGATGTTCACCCAGTCTCGCTTTGCCCATATTCCGTCAAGCTCTCCCGTAAACGTGTACTTCTGATCTTCGTTTTCGTAGAGGTGTCGTACGGCGTACTTGAAAAGCTCCCACTCTGCGCCTGTGCGCGTCGTGTTGTCGGCGATGTAGGCCTTCGGAAGGGAGACATGAAAGACGGCGTACTTATCGCCAGCCTTGGGTTTGAAGGTCTCGCTCGGCATCGTTACGCCGTCTATTTCCTGCGGTATAATCTCGAATCGCTTAGCGGCCTTACGTCGGACGCTATCAGCCCGATGACGATACTTGACCTCGAACTCTCGCCCTGCTAATTGCCCCGACTGAAAAGCGATCGTCATCGTTTCCCCCGCTATGAGTTCCTTCTCGAAGTCTAGCAAGTCTGGTATAGTGGCGTCGATGACGTCGTAGAAATTCTTTGCGGTGTTGACCGCTACGACGCTGCCGACTACCCCTATGCGGCTTGGATAGATCTCCGTTGCGCTAATACTATCCTCGGCCTTCGTTTCTAGTGCCTTGTCTGCGCGGCTGATGGATTGCCCCTCGGCGTCTGCCTTGTAACGACGTGCGTTGGCGGAGACGAAGCCCTCCTCGCCCTCGAACTTTGATCCGTCGAAGGCGATAGTCTGCCCCTTTGGCATGTGCAGCGTTTTTGCTCCATACTTCGTTTGGTCGATATTGCGGTCGCCCCCTTGAACATATAGTATCTCCGTTGGTGTCTTACCCGATGAGGCGCGCCCGACGCCCGTCTTTAAGCCCTTACCGAAGCCGTAGGCCAGCGATAGAGGGTTTTCCTTGTTGTACTCGACCTTACGGAGCGAGATACGCTTGTCGGCGATCTCCCACTCGGTCGCGAACTCCTGCGCCATCTTCCCGAGGGCATCCCAGCAGGAGTTGTGGTCGTAGCTTACGAGCTTCTCTGGCGTGTCGATGCAGTCGCCTACCATCCAGCCTGTATCGCGTGCGTTGAGGTTAGCGACGAGCATCTCGAGGTGCTCGCGTGGGGTAGCCGTCAGTGGAAATTTGAGTCGGCCGTCGACGTTGTTGCGGAACTTCCACAGCTTGAGGCGCGACTGCCGAGCCTCGAATACGACTGTGTATTCGAAGTTGCGCGTGTGGTGCATCTTTATAGCCTCGGGGTTGAGTAGCTCGTAACGCTCGCCCTGATACTCGCACCACGCCCCTCGGGGGAGTTCGACGTGTTCGGGGAGCGAGTACTTAAGCGTCAGCGTGTGGTCGCCCTTGATCGCGCGGTGGCGGAAACTCGCGTCGTCGACGGCGACGTCGAGTAGCTCGCTGCCGTTGCTGTCATAGATAATCATAGCTCTGTCGTTTTGGTTAGTGTCGTTGTTAGTTTGGCTCTCGGAGTATTACGAGCGTTATTGTCGTGTCGAGCCACGGTCGGTCGTCTGGGTAAAAGGCCGTCACTTGTGCGCTCTTGTAGTATGCTTGATAGTCCCTGTTGCCGAGGTCACGCACGCGGATCGCGCGCTCCCCTGGGCGTGTGAGGTCGTAGAGCAGGGCGTCGTAGTTGCGCCACAGCTCGGCGAACGTCTCGGCGCGGAAGTGCAGGCGCATCTTCACCTCCTTGCTCTTTTGTCTCACCGTCCCCCGCGCGTCTCCTATCACGCCGTGCGCTGTGGCGATGTTGCGCGTCAGTCCGACCTTCACGTCGGCACGTCGGGTGAACTCGGCCAGCGTCCCCTCGGTAACGCGCGCACCGTAGGCCGTGAATGGTCTGCCGTTCATTAGGTAGTCCGTCGACGCTTGTACAGCGCTCTGTGGTGCTCTATACGTGTAGCCCTTCAGTGGGTAGTCGTCAGCGAATTTGAGCGTCACGAATCCGAGCGCCTGTACGATCGTGAGGTTTGGCTCTCCGACGAGGCGAAGGGTGTACTCTCGCCCGCCGAGGAAGACGAAGCGGAACACTCGATACACGCTCTGACGGAGGAAGGCGAAGAAGGCCTCGAGCTTGGCTATCGTCTGCGGTGCGCCGAGTATCCCCGTTGCCCCGATCTTTATCGATACCTCGCGCCCGTTGAGCCTCGGCGCGGATAGATCGGCGTCGATGCCCTCCTGCTCGTGCCAGTCGTTAGCCTCTACGGGCTTCAGTGGCGGATAGGCGAGGAGGTCGTTCAGCCCCGTCTCGAGGGCAAACACCCCGAAGCGGTCGAACGTATCGACGCCGTCGACGATTAGGCGAGCCGTGGCCGTCATAGGATGATAGCGTTGTCGTGGCGACGCACCTCTACCAGCGAGGCCTCGTCGTAGCGAGGTCGGACGACCGCCCACTCGTAGGCATCGACGGAGGCCGATGCGCCGTGGACGGCCGTAAGATTGTGGCACTCTGTCTGCTCGTAGGTAGCCTTGACTTGCGTATCGCCGACGAGGATAGCGTCGAGGGCGTCGTGCAGGTTGATCTCCCCCGCGTCGACGTACACGCCGCACCCCTCGGGGAGGGCGTCCTTATACTCGCGGAAAAGCTCGAGCGTTGGGAAGCCCGAGAGGAGTAGAAACTCCAGTCCCTCGATGCTGTGCAGCTTTGCTACGACCTCGGCGAGCGTCGTCTCCTCGCCCGTGAATACGTCGCAGGCACGTAGACGGCGTGCGAGGAGCATATCGCCCTCGAGCCGTGCCGTGCGCTCTGCCTTGTTCTTCGCTTCGCGCCAGCCGTTGTATAGGCGCGCGATGATCTTCTTATCGTCCATAGTCTATTACTTGATCTTGATGCCCGTTAGTGCCATCTCCTCGAGGGTATCGCTCGTGCGCTTGACGCTCGCCTCCATGCGTGCGAGGCGTGCGCCGAAGCCGTTAGTCTCGCTCTCGATATTGACAATGCTCTGAAGGATGAGGCCAGTCGTCGCCGTCAGCTGTCGCGTATGCTCGGAGATCGTAAACGTGTGGCCTTGGATAGCCGTCATACGCCCGTTAAGCTCGTCGATGCTATCCTGCGACGCCGTGGCGATGCCCTTCTGCGAGGGCGTGCGACCGCCGTCCTCGGTTATGAATTTCTTGTTAACCTCCTCGAGGATGCCATACTGAGCTTTGAACTTCTCCCCGACGGCTTCGATCTCTTTGGCTAAATCGGACGATGATCTCTTAACCTCGTCGATGCCTCTAAATGCCCCGCGCTCGTCGAACCATCTGTTTTTGTAGGTGTTGAATATCCTCCCTATTTCAGGCTCGAGATACTGCGTGATAAGCATACGCCTTAGTATGTCGCCGACGATCTCGTTTGTCTTCTTGTGCCAGCCCTCCATAGCGTCCTCGCCTGCCTTAGCAGCGTCGAAGAAGGCGTTGCCCAGCTCACTCGCGAGGCTCTCCGCCGAGCTTCCTATGATCTTCTCGAGAGGCTCGTTAAGCGCCTCGGCCATTTGGTTGGCAATCTCGGCCATCTTCTGTTTATACTCGGCCACCTTCCCGTTATCGGTCTTCTTCTTCCCCTGCTCCGCCTCGATCTGTTCCTTAATGAGGAGATGCTGTTTGGCGAGGTTCTCGAGCTTCGCGCGGCCGTCATCCAGTCGTGCCTCGCCGAGAGCCTTATTCGCCGTGTAGCTCATCTTAGCGTAGGCGTCTGCGATCTTCTCTACCGTCTTAGCGAAGACCTCCCCGCGGGTGCGTGCGACGGCAAACATTCGCTCCCACGCGCTGCCCGTGGCGATGCTCTCCTTTCGCAGCGCCATCACCTCGTCGCGCGTCTCGGCGTAGAGGTCGCGCACCTTCTCGAGGGCGTCGCCGTACTCGGCGCTTAGGCGCGTCGCCCCCGTATTGGATAGTTCCCACTGGAGCTGGTCGATCTCGGCCTGCAGGCGCTCGATCTGCTTCTGCTTCTTCCCGTCGTTGTTGAAGAGGTTGGCTATCGCCGTAGCGACCTGCAGGGCGGCCGATATAACGGCCAGCACGACGGAGGCCTTCTCGACCATCGAGACGGCCGTAGCGCCAGCCGCGGCCGAGGCCGTAGCGCCAGCCGAGGCACTCTGCACCGTATCGGCCACGCCCTTTGCGACGCTCTTGCCGACGTCTCCAACGGCTTGGATCGCCGACGAGGTGGCGTCGATTACTTCGCCCGTGAAGTCTACGACCTGAGCCAGCCCCTCGGCGACGTCCGTCGAGAATACCGACGCGAGTAGCTTAGCCCTACCCCCGACGTCCTTCAGCACGCCCCCGACGTTGCGCAGGCTCGTCGTGAGATTGGCGTATGAGGCCGTGATGCCGTTGCGTGCCTGCATCGCACGACGCACCGCCTTGTCGCTCTCGTCCTGCGCCTTCGCCTGCACCTTCTGCGCCGCGGCGAGCTTCTCGCTGGCCTCGGCAAT